GGTGTTAGTCCTGAAGATGTTTGCCGTGAAACCAGTCAAGTTTGATCCGCTAAATGTTGGTGCTGAAGCGGTGCAACTTCTGAGGGCTGCGGCGGCAGAGATCGCCGTCACGAGGATTGACACATTGAGATCGGTTGGCGAGGCTGCCGATGTCTTCACGCTCAAGCCAGTGACGTTTACGCTACTCACAACGTTTGCAGTAACTGGGTCAATTGTAGCCGTGCCGCTTGCGATGTTTCCTGCGGTGAACATACTGTCAACGTCCATCCTGCCTTCAACCTCGACCTTACCGCTGGCGGTCGCGGCTGGCTTGAGATAGATGCTGCCGAAGCCTGGGTTTGTTCTGACCGTTGCGCTCGTGACGGTACCAGAGCCTGCCGTACCAGCGGCGGTGTAGGTGAAGGTCGTTGCGTTTGTGATGCTGGCGACAATGAAGGTGCCATTCATTGAGGTTCCTGCGGCACCAGTGATCCCAGCCACCACGATTTCGCCACCAGCCTGAAACTCGTTTGCGCTTGTTGTGACGATTGTGACCGTGCTGCCTGTTCGAGAGGCGCTGGTCAGCGTGATGGTTCTGCCAACTTCAGTTGCGTCAATGGTGATGCTTCCTGTCTGACCAGAAAGATTTATTCTTGGCTCTGATCCGACGCCTTTGCTGGGACCAGTCAGCCACGTGGTTCCTTGATACAGGTACAAAGAGCCAGCACCGTACAAATCAGGGTACGACTGATCCGTCAAAAGGTATTGGATTTGCGAGCGGTCAATACGGATCTCTGCGACATCGAGCGTTGCGCTTGCCACTGACCCAGTTGCGTTGACCGACAGTTTGATGAAAAGATACGCAGCGTCTACTGGCGCAGAACCAGTGCTGTTTGGGTTGAGTTGGTACTCAGCGCCAGTCGTGCCGCCACTTACCGCCGCGTTCATCGTTGTTCCTGTCACAGATGCTGATGCAAGAGTACCAGTCGTAGTCACTTGGTCTGCTTTCACATACTGCGCCGACCAAGTGATCCTGTAGTTGGCTGAAGATGTTGCTGCCGCGATTGCGACGCGTGGTTGGTTGCCATAGGTTCTAGCCTCTGAAGTTGGCACTGGCACGTAGCGCGTGAAGTAGAGCTCATCTGCGTTGATTGCGTTCGTAAGCGTAAATCGCAAGACCGTTTGTCCAGTCGCAAGTGTGCTGTCTGCAACGGACGCTACGATCCTGCCGCTTGAGTTATCCGTGAAGGAGAAGTACGGCAAAGGGTTTTCGTCGCTGATCGCCGAAGCAGCGTCGCCTGGCAGGATCTCAAAGTCACCATTGGCAACGCCTGCCTGAATCTCTCGCAGCGCAGCAGGGCCGAAGAGTTGTGAGTTCTCCCCTTCGCTGTCCGTACTGACAAGCGTCGCGCCGTTATCGGCATTGACATCACCCTCAAAGCCGCCGAAGCCCTCTAGGTTCGTTCCGTACTTGCCCATCGTCTACTCGCCTCCTGTGAGTCCGCGCAGACCCTTGAGGTACTTGCGCCGGAAGTCTGCCTGGATCTCATACTCCACCTGATAGGAGCCGCCACCCTGTGCGAAGGTCATCGTCACGGTGGCGATGTAGAGGATAGTAGCGGAGAGATCGAGCGCAGGTGCGGTGACCTTGACGTACTGACCTGGCAGCCATGCCTTGATCAGATTGTAGGTTGCAGCGGCGGTGAGTGCGTAGCCTTGGCTCAGGCCGTACTCCCAGTCTGGCGCGGAGGTCTGTGAGAGATCGGAACCGCAGACCATGAAGGAGACGGTGCGAACTGGCTGAGCGCGTGAGGCGAAGGTGGCACGAGTGAGTTGACCGATCTTTGCGCCTCGGTCGCCCTTCTTGGCGATCTTTGGCGCGGAGAAGACTTCATTGCCGAGTGGACCACTGCGACTCGCCAGCCCTGCTCCGTTGCGGCTGAATGTTCCGGTGTAGGTTCGGAAGTAGGGGTCGTTGGTCGGTGCGGTGGGATAGGTCTGGTTGGAGTCGTAGCGCGCATAGGTAGAGTCAGCCTGCACGAAGATCCCCTTGACGATCTCGCTGTGGTCAAGGTTGACCGACAGATCACGCGACAGGAGGCGCGTCACCGATGAGACGCTTCCGAGTTGCACGCTCGCAGGATCAGTGACGATCTCCGCAGGAGCGTTGGCGAAGGATGGCGCTGCGGTCTTCGGACCGTAGTTGAGGCGTCCGTCGCCGTCAATGAAGTAGCGGTACTGCACGTCAGCAGAGCCTCCTGCCTCCTCTGCCACCTGATCCAGTGCGCTTTGCAGGGTGGTCGCCTTGAAGGTCTGCTTGCCGATCGTCTGAGCGGAGCCGGTGTAGATGGCGCGAGTTGATCCGGTGATCACAGCGGTGTTCAGGATCTGGCGAGTGGTCGAGTCATTGACCTGATCGTGCACACGCTTCAGCAGACCGTTGATGATGTCGCGGTCCGTTGATGAGTCCTTGCCGATCGTGAAGGAGTCCACGAAGGAGGTGGCGCGGATGCCTGTCTTGCCGTTGCGGATGATGGTGCGGCTGAGCCACTCATCGGCATCTGCGACGGTGACGCTTGCACGCGAGCCGAGGCCGTTCTCCAGCATCGTGCCGGTGATGTTGGTGATGAAGCCGAGGAAGAGCGGCGTGGTGGCGCTGTAGCGGCTGTCAAAGAACTGGACGCGAGCATTGTCGTGGACTGCGCCTGACTTCCACCAAGGTCCTCCACCAGGCGTCTTCCTCTCAATGACGTCAAAGCTCATGGAGCCGCCGTCTCCGTCTCCAGAGAGCGTGAGCGAGAGTGACCCCAGCTCTACGTACGGCGTGGTCAGCGCAGACGGAGCAGGGAGGTCAAGAAGGTTGGCGCCGCTGTCAACTCCAGCGACGATCAGGCTGAATGGGTTTGCCACTTAGCGCCCTCGCCGAGGTCCTGGTCCGATCCTCTTGATTGAGTCGGCAACGACGGTGTCGACTTTGCCGGTGCCGATCGAGACTGGGATGATGTAGGTGCTGGTCATTACGCCACCACCGCTCGTTCCTGGGGTTGCGCCATAGGATGTCGTGTATGCAGCACCACCTTGCGGCTTGGGCAGATTTTTTCCGAAGTCTCCGACAGCCTTGATGATCTTCAGCCCTGCAACGATGCCGTCAATGACGACCTTGATTGCTGTGAGTAGCACTTTGAGAGGAAAGAGTGCGGCCTCAAGAACACTGACGCCACCTGAAGCACTCTCGAACACTGCTGCAAGTTCACCGAACGAATCAACCAGCGGCCGCACAAAGTTGTCCAAGAGGTCGGTAAAGATCGGTCCTAGGTCCTCCATAAGGCTCTCAAAGGCAGGAAGAGCAGTCTCAGTCAGGAAGGTCAGCGCCTCGTTGAGCATCGGCAGCAACTTTGCGCCGAAGTTCTCAATGGCTTCGTTGAAGCGAATCTGCGCCGCGGCGAACTTGCCACTCGTGCTGTTGGCGACTTCCTCAGCCACGCCAAGATACTTCTCATCAGCGATTCGGAGAATGTCTTTGAGCTTGGCGCCCTTCTCCACCTGGATGCCTAGTTTCAGAAGACCTCGTGTGCTCCCAGCGGCGCCACGACCAAGTGCGGTCATTACGTCACTGAGTTCCATGCCAGTTGCTGCGGCAATGTTTGCTGCGGTGGCATTTGCTGCAAGAAGTTGCTCTTGATTCTTGAAGAATCGTGATCCGACTTCTAACCCATCACGCACCTGATCGTCGGTGAATCCGAGAGCCTGCATCGCCTTGATCTGATCGTCAATCTTCGGAGCGAGTTGATCCAACTGGAAGCCTCGCGCCTTCAGCGCGGCGTTGAGCCGAATAGTCTGCTTCTCATCATCCGCTGCGGCCTTGACTGCATTGAACGCAAAGGCGAGAAGCGCAGCACCTGCTGCGATGGCGGCGGTGGCGATTCCCTTGAACACCGTGCCTGCCGTGCGGCGAAGTTTGCCCATTGAACTGCCGACCTTGCCCAGCGGACCTGTGGCGGCATCCTTTGCCTTTACGACGAAGTTAGCGGTCTGGTTTGCAGCCATCAGCGTTGATTCCCTCTCTTGAACTTCAAGATGGTATTTCGGAACGGCTCGTCATTGAGGAACGACGAGATGGTCTTTGAGTAAGATTCTACGGCTCGGTCAATGTTGGTCTTGCGCTTCACCACATCGTCAACGAATGGTCGAGCCTTGACCGGCTTGACGGCGACGATGCCGTTCCGTGTGGTGCGGCGGCTTCCAGTTCCACCCACGACCAGCCAGCCATAGAACACGCCGTTGCGCCCACCCTTGATACCCACGACAGCGGCAGGATTGTTGAATCGTGCCTTGCGTGCCTTGATCTGCTTCTGCAGGTTGCCAGTCTCGCCCTTGGGAGCCTTCTCCTTGATCGGCTTCTGGAGCGTGCGAGCTGCGTTGAGTGTGGCGAAGGTCATGAGGCGCTTGAAGGCGCTCGGATTGGAACCCTTCAGGAAGCCGATCCGAAGTTGATCGTAGTTCCTGTCAAACTTCCCCTCGATTACGATGCCCTTTGCCATCACTTCCCTTTCGGCTGCATCTCCGTATGGATTGTCCATGCGAGCAGCACCTGATCCAGCGGTAGGCTCGCCACTTCATCTGGCCACATGCCGAACTTCTCGGCGAGAATGTGGAACATGATCTCTGGTGGCACCACAACCGATTGACCGACTGAGAGCCGCCGTGCAGCGAGCCTTACTTGGGGTCCGCTTGATTCCCTTTGCCCCACTTCTCCATCGTCTGCGTCAGTGCATCCACCGGAGCGTCCAGCACATCGTCGCAGGGATTGCCATCAAGCCCCTTGAAGTTGTGGCTGAGGACCATCTTGGAGAACGCCTGCAGCGCTCTGCCTGCGTTGCCTGACTCTAGATCGAGCAGGATGCGCGCTGAGACGTTCTTGCGAAGTTCTGCGTGCCAGCCTGCGAACTCACCCTCTAGGGTGATTAGTACGACGTCCATCTTGCCCTCCTACGTGCGCCCTACGGCGCTGCTATTACGGCGCTGCGCTCAGTGGTGAATCAACGACGATCTCAAGCGACTTGCCTGAGGTCGTGTCGTACGCCAGTCGGCAGGTGACCTCATTGACGATGAGACCGTCCTGATCCGACGAGAGCGGAACGATGTTCTCGATCTCCCATGAGCCGAGAATCCACACGCCGTAGCTGTCGGACGTCGTGCCGAAGAGTCGCAGATACTTCTGCGTGGCAATGTCCGTGATTGGGAAGGTCGTGCCAGCGGCTGAGTTGCTCGCCACCGTCAAGGTGAGCGTCGCATCCAGCGAGCCGGTCAGCGCGGCAGTTGCAGCGGTGAGGCTGCCATCAAGCGCTGTGATCATGCCCACGCCAGTTGAGATCGTGAGGCTGAACGCGGTGATCGACGTGTAGTCCGTCGCGCCAGAGCCTGCCTTGTCTGGGAAGTTCGTGTCCGTGCTCAACTTCATCAAGCGGCCAGCGAGCATTGGCTGCGCTGGGAGTGCCGTTGGGAAGGCGAGTGAGGATGTTGCTGCAGTCGTTGCGGCGAAGGTTGCGCCAGCCTGGAGCAGACCGTTCGCGTCAGTTGACAAGGTGATCTCTGTTGGAGCTGCGTCGCGCACGAGATACTTCTGCACGCCATCCTCAACGAGGAACGAGTAGAAGACGAGCGTGTCAACGTCGCCCTGTGTTGGCGACCACGTCCACGTGTATGGACCAGCGCCAGTGACGGCTGCGCCGACTGCGTCAAGAATCAGCGGAAGGGTTCGCATGGATGCAGGACCCTCGGCGATTGTCAACACTGGCTGCCTGCCGGTGATCGTTGGTCGTGTTGCCTGGATTGCCGTTCGCTTACCGACTGAGGTGGTCTCTCCAAGATCAACGGTCACGCCGAGATCGAGAGCGCCTGTGGTCTCCGTGAATAGGATCTCGCCGGTAGCGGTGCCGATTGAAGCGGCAGTTCCGAACGCGGCCTGCGACGCGGTAGCGATTCGCGTCAGAGCCTTTGCGCCGTAGGTTGGCATGTCCTGTTCTCCTTGCTCTACGCGGTGAAGGTCACGGTGTCAAAGACCGTCACTTCCGCATCTGCTTCAACCGTCAGATAGTCCTGATCGGCGTACGTATCTGTGCCGAGTCTAGTCGCAGTGACTGCGACCTGCACGGCATTTCCACTAATCGTCACGGCGCCGTCAAAGGCAGTCCGTAGCCATGAGCGCCAGGTGTAGAGGTCGCGGTACTTGTCCTCCATCCTAGGAACTGGCAGGAGGTAGATGCGGACGGCGACCGTCAGGACGGTGCTGCGATTGCCGTTTCCGACGGTGATTGAATCGTCCCCAGGGAATAGGACGGCAGATGGCACGACTGGCAGGCTCTCTGGTGGCGTGGCGTATGCCTTGCGGAGCACGTAGCCGGTCGGATCAGTCTGAGCCTCCAGACGAGCTGCGAGTGCGTCAAGGATCGTGAGGTCGGTCATCGAGCCAAGCCGCCTCGTTTTCGGTACGGATCAAGGATCAGTGCGGCCTCTGGGTGCAGCGCTCGCGCCTGACGCAGGATGCCGCCAAGGTCTGCCGAGCCGATGACGCCGAATGGCGAGGTGCGCGATGACCAGACGGCTCCAGCCTGGATGATTGCCGCCTGAACGACGGCGGCTGGGACGCTAGGGAAGCCGAAGACTCCGACCACCTTCACGCCAAGGAAGACGTCCTTTGGGAAGTTGCGCGGCCACGAGACGCTCGTGTCAATCTCGGTGTATGGGAAGCCGTCAAGGTTCGTGTTGACAGGAGCGAGCACGAAGTCGGTGCCAGCGGTCCACGTGGTCTCGTAGGTGCCGTTGGCGTCATCGTCGGTCTGCAGCGTGGTGACGCTGACAAGATCGTCGGTCAAAACGTACTGATAGTCCTCAGCGGTGTAGAACCGTGTCTCGCTCGCCGTGCCGAAGCCGGTCTTGCGGTCGCAGTACAGGTCAATCAGCGTGTCGGTTGCATCGAGTACGTTCTGCAGCGCAGAGTCGTCTGCGGTGTCAGCGGTGCCGATTCCGACAGCCGCCTTGAACTGCGCGAGTGTTGCGTAAGACATCTAGCGACCTCCAGTCAATAGCCAAGGGAGTGTTGCAGTTTCTGATCCTACTACGGCGTACAACTTGCCTGACTCTGGAAGCCACACGTCTAGCGTTGTGTTCTTGTGCAGCTCCAGACCTGTTGAGGTAGTCACTGTTGCGTCGCCAACGTAGATGGAGTTGCCACCTGCAGGAGCGTGAAGATAGAGGTGGGACGCACCTACTACACCAGTGGTAATCAGGGTTGGGGTGACCCCTACGGTGGTCTGGCCGCTGAGGACGGTAGTCGCCACTACTCCCCTTCAGGAGCCACGTCAGGCTCTCTTTGCTCAATGGTGGCAGTCCTCATAGCCTTTGATACTTTGGCGCGCTCTACGTGGCGCGTTGGTGCCTCTACGTCGACATCTTGCACATGGTCTGCCAGACCGAAGGCGATCAAGCCCTCAGCCTCCTCCTGTGGGAGGTCAGCGATTGCGCCGGTCGGATACTCTCCTCGGCGCTTCCTGAGTTTGACAAGCATGTGGTCTCCTTACTTGCGGATCAGGGGAGCCGCCGAAGCGACTCCCCTTCACCACTAACTATGCGTAGCTACTGATTAGATCAGTTGCAGGCGTAGTACTTGACGGCATCAGCCTGGGCAAGCCCAGTTGCGCCGCGAACTTCAACCTTGTACGAGACAAGGCCGAGGTTCCACGCGTACTCGCGGCTTACATCCACGCGGATGCCACCGACGAGTGCGGTCTTGATTTGTCCAAGGTCACCGAACAGGATTGGCTTGTTATTGTCGCCAATGTCAGCGATCCCTGACGCGGTGTAGACAGGCTTACCAAGGAGGCGATCAACGCCACCCTGTCCACCTGGCTGGAACAGCGGCACGCTTGACGAGGTGATCCCAAGGATGGCGCCCAGTGTCGCGTCGGACATAAGGAAGCCGCTCTTCGGAGCCTGTCGGTACTGCTGCTTGACCGAGTACTGGAGGGAGACCAGTTCTGCGTAGGTAGGCACGAAGGTCGCGCCTGTGACGCCTGAACCAGCCGCAGTCACGACTGCGGTACCAGCGGCTGCTCCGTGAGCGATGGCAACTTCCTGACCAGCGGCGTCCGCAATGAACGCTGCGATGTCAAAGGCTGCATCTTCCACGAGTTCCTCGCTCACCTGAACGAGGATCTTGTAGCCGCTTGGTGTCAACTGGAGCGTGCCCATCGTTGGGTCGCTCTCAACGATCGTCCCAGCCTCGCCAGGAGCGGTCGCCGTCCCAAGAGCGGTTGCTCGTGGGAACTTGATCGCGTTGCCGGTCGCAACCTGAATCACATCAACCACGTCTGGGTTGATGAATGGGTTGATCTGGCCTGCAACCACGTTCACACGTGGGAACACTGCAACAGGATCGCCCAGGTTGCTGCTCTTGGTCACGTCGCGGCGCTCGAATGTCTCAGAACCACCGGACATGCCGATGGCGCGGAGTCGCTCGGAGTCGCTCTTCGCGGCAGGAGCCTTTGGCGACACAACAGCGGCGAACTCGGCGCGAGCCTCGTCAGCAGCCTTGCGTGCTTCGGTAGCGTTCTTCTCGGACTTCATCGCCTCGGCAAGCGTACCAGCCTCTGCGACGAGCTTCTCAAAGCGCGCCTTGTCTTCGCCCTCTAGGGCGATTCCCTTGTCAGCGGCTTCAACGGCAATGCCGCGAGCCTCCGTCAAGAGGTTTGCTCGCTTGTCAGCGAGATTTGCGAAGTCGGACATAGTGTCCACTTCCTTTCTCCGGACATAGCCGGACTGTGTTGCTTCTGCTCTCCTCGGTGGGTTGCTCTAACGCGGACTCGCCTACTTGGGGCGGTGGGGCGCAGGCACGAGACCTAGAGTGCGTCACCTTCTGCCGACTCCAAGGTCAACAGCGCCGCAGCAACGGATGGGTCAATGACCTTCTCCTGCTTTGGTGCCAACTTGGATCGGACAGCGTCAATGACAGCCAACTCCTCGCTGGACAGCTCGCGTCCAGCCTTGACTGCTTCGAGTGTGGCCATCAACGCCTCAGCCTCTACGCCGATCTTCGGCGCAGTGACCTGACGGATTGCCGTGAGACCAAGAGTTGCAGGGTATGCAGGTGTCTGACCACCAGCCGCCAAGATGCTCACCTCAAACAGGTTCGCCTCCTTGATCGTCCGGTTGTTGCCATCCCATGAATCCTGAACCTTCTGGAAGCCGAATGACATGCCTGCGGCCGCACTCTCGTGCGTGAGCATGGAGATGACCTTCGCGGCGTCAGGATCGGCTGGGTCGAGTTTCGCTTCTACGCGCAGACCAGTCTCGTCCTCTGCGAGTTGCAGACGGCCGCTCGCGGTTGTGGCGAGTGCGCGTGTCTCGTCGTGTCCGAAGAGGAAGGCGATGATCTTCTGCCCAGCGGTGGCGCGAGCCAGTGAACGCTTGAAGGCGTTTGGCGCGATGCGCTCCTCGAATGGAAGCCCCTCGGACGCGCTGTTCCAGATTGCGGCGTAGCCGCTGAAGGTGCGCTGTCCGTCTTCTCCTGCCTCGCCAAGTCGGAACTCGCCGATCGGCAGTGAGCGAACTTCTTTCTCTTTCATGTCTACAATCTCCCTGTCTTCAGATGCGATAAGGCGATCTGCCCACGAGATTACGCGATCAGCGCCTTCTGGATCTGTCGTTTCCACACCCCACAGAAAGCCGGCAACGGCGCCTGGTCCTGGGAAGTCTTCGTTGGTTCGGTCGCTGTTCTGTGGCACGCCTTCCCAGTCAGTGCGGTGGCGGCGAGTCCATGCAGCCATGCGGACCACCTTGTCGGTGTCTACGCGGCCTGCAGCCAGTTCGCGTGCCTCTGCGACGGTCTGTGGCTGCAAGCCGTCACCAGAGAGACCCTGCTCGTGCCACTCCAGACCTTTGCGCGCAGCTTCGCGGATGTATTCAGGAACTTCGTAGACGGCGCGTGATTCGTCTTCCAAATACTCTTCAGGCGAGTAGGCGTCAATGCCGAGCATGCGTGCCATGTCGCGCACCTCTGGGTCGTTGTCAATGGCGTCATCCAGTTCATCGCCGTACTGCTCCTTCAGGAGTCCGTACTTGTATTCCTTGAACGCGAAGCCGGTTGCGAATGGTGTGCCATCAAAGTCGTTCAGGTGAACCTCCTCAACGCCAGCCACCTTGTACTCCTGGAGCCATGCGCGAGTCTCTTCAAGTCGCTCGATGGAGCGAGCGGAGACGATGATGATCTGCGTGTCCCCTGACATGACCTGATCGTTCAGCGCGTCAATCAGTGGCTGGTTCGGCTGCTCATTGTCCAGAATGAGTGTGCCGTCAAGATCAACGATGGTGATCACTGACCAACGACTCCGATGTTCAGCGCCTTGTAGTGCTCGTCGCCACCTGGGACGTCTGCGCGGTCTTCCAGTCTGCGGATCTCATTGAGCGAGAGGATGCCGTTGTTGAG